GGGTTTGTCTGCGGCTTAGACAAAAAAAGACCCCAAAGGGATCTCCCAAAGGGGTAACGAAACCGACGTATAGGGGGAATGGGGTGGTATAGTGTTATTTCCCGGCGGGTCTTACCCTCAGTATAAAGGTCAAATTCATTTTTGTCAAGAAAAAACTAACCAATACCACTATTTTATACATTTCTTGTTGACTTACATACATGTAGTGGGTATACTTGTGTTGTGGGGCTAGATTATTCTAGCGCATCCCGACAATTAACCTCTTGACTTGTAACAACAGGGCGATGTAGGCTAAGAAATCGGTCCCACAACTCTTTTCACAGGAAATCGACATGCTATATGAAGCAGCAATACTTGTCTGCCTGTCGGTTTCACCCGACACATGCCACGAACTAAAAGATACACGCGGTCCATACGAGACAAAAGAAGCCTGTAAGGTCCGTGTAGACGAGATGTCTAGGTTTGCAATCAGAGTTCACCTATTCGAACTCGATATCAAGTGGAAATGTGCGTCGGTTTCGGGACAAAACGATGAATCTACTTCCCCAGACACACAAGAAGAAGGAATTAAGTCCTCAACAGGAAAAGTTCCTCGACTTTCTGTTTGAAAATGGCGGACAAGTCACAGCAGCAGCCATCGATGCCGGTTACTCGCGGGGTTCTGCCGCGTGGCTACGTTCTACGCTTGCTGATGAGATTATTGACCGTACAAAAACAGTCCTAGCTACTAACGCATTCAAGGCTGCAAGCCGCGTCATAGCAACAATAGACAACCCCGCCCCAGAACGCGGAGACGATCTCCGTCTCAAAGCCGCCGAATCACTTCTCAATCGCGTAGGAGTGGCAAAGCAGGAACAAATCAACCACAACGTAACCGCCGTTCACGGCGTAGTATTATTGCCGCCTAAGAAAGAGGTAATTATTGATGGTTGATAGCTTAGATAAATATATAATTTGCGTTGAAAACGTAGTTCCACACGACTTGTGTGATGCTATACTCGAAGAATATGACAGTAACGCAGAATGGGCAAAGGCTCGTGTAGGTGCTGACAATCGTATAGATACTGAAGTAAGAAATTTATCGGGAATAAACATCTCAGATAACGATACTAAGATCAAGAATCCTGAAATAAGAAACAATTTGGATTCGGCGTTATTTCAAAGTGCGGGCAAGGCTATCCAAAGCTATCGAGAAATATTTCAAGCATGTAGTATCGATGAGGATACAGGCTATCAGTTACTTCGTTATGAAACAGGAGAGTTCTACAGAGAGCACGTAGATCATTATAAAGCTTCTCCGCGTGTTGTATCTTGTTCATTTGGTTTGAACAATGAATATGAAGGCGGTGAATTTTCTTTCTTCAATAACGAATTAAAAGTTCGTGTAGATAAGGGTTCTGCCATTATGTTTCCTTCTAACTTTATATATCCCCATCAAATTTTACCAGTAACGAGTGGCGTTCGACACTCTATTGTAACATGGTTTAGATAATGGCTAACGATAAAGAAATTCGCACCGATGGTCGCACGGACAAAGAAATCCGCATCATTGCAGCGGAAAACATCACAAACTTAACCGACAACCAGCTAGATCGACTCAAGCTAATTAGTCCACCTAAAAAGAAGCTGGCAGGTGGTGGTAAAGCTTGTCGTGGACGCTCTGCATCTAGCAGCGCAGAAAAGGCTTAGTAAAATGTCTGATTACGCAACTCGTAGCAAAGAATACCAAGCACAAGAACAAGCAACTCGTAAGCGTCAAGCTGCCGAAGCAAAAGCAGGTTCAAAGATTTCGCGACAAAAAAACGCAGAGTACAACGCAGTCGCAAAAGCTAAACGCAAAGAAGAAGACGCTGCTGAAGAAGCTGTAAAGAAACGTATGAAGTCTTATGGTGGCGGCAGGTATCAACAACCTCGTCGCGCACTAGGTATCTTGAGTGATGCAAAGAGACTGCTAAGAATCTAATGTCCGAAAACGACGCATCAAAGCGTAAAGCGGGTCGACCTAAGAAAGATTCGAACGCACCGAAACAAACGTATCAGCTATCTACGGCTGAACGTGCTCGTCGTGGTGCACAGAAGCGACTACGTGCCGCAAAGAAAAAAGCAACAGAATCCACTAGAAAAGCAGAAGCACAAAGAGACTATGCACGTAAACTCGAAAAGACAATCGGAAAAGTCGAAAAAGGAATTAAAGGCGACGGAAGTACAGTGGTCGACATGGGAGATCTCTCCGTTCTACCCGAATCCGTATCTGAACTCGTACAAGACAGCGAAGTTGTATTTCAACCAAACGCTGGACCACAAGAAGAGTTTCTTGCAGCATCAGAGCAAGACGTTCTTTACGGCGGAGCCGCTGGCGGCGGTAAGTCGTTCGCTCTACTTGCTGATCCCCTACGGTATTGCCATAACCCCAATCATAGGGGTCTTCTTCTCAGGCGTACCCTAGACGAATTAACAGAACTAATTGACAAGTCACGCCAGCTATACACAAAGGCGTTTCCCGGAGCCAAGTTCCGCGAATCAAAATCAACGTGGCACTTCCCATCGGGAGCCACCTTATGGTTTACTTACCTAGACAGAGACAAAGACGTTACCCGTTTTCAAGGACAGGCTTTTAACTGGATAGGCATCGACGAAATAACACAATACCCAACCCCCTATGTCTGGGACTACCTTCGTTCTCGTTTGCGTAGTACCGATCCCGAATTACAGAAATCTTTGAATATGCGTTGTACAGCCAACCCCGGCGGTGTCGGTGGCTGGTGGGTAAAGAAGATGTACATCGATTCTCGTACAGAGAACGTAGCTTTTCCAGCATACGATATAGATACTATGAAGCCGTTTGTGTGGCCTGCCGGTCACGAAAAGGCAGGTCAGCCGTTGTTCTACCGCAAGTTTGTACCGGCACGGTTGACAGATAATCCCCACCTCATGGCAGACGGTCAATACGAAGCTATGTTGCGTTCGCTCCCAGAGGTCGAGCGGAAGAGACTTCTCGAAGGGGATTGGGATGTGGCAGAGGGAGCGGCCTTTCCTGAATTTGCACGGAGCAGACACGTTGTCGAACCTTACGATTTACCTACCAATTGGCCTCGTATTCGAGCGGCAGACTACGGCTACGCCAGCCCGTCATGCGTTCTTTGGGGGGCTATTGACTGGGATAATAATATCTGGGTTTATCGTGAGTTGTATGCAAAACACTTGACAGCCGAGCAGTTGGCTGATAAAATACTAGAAGCAGAACAACTTGATCCAACACCTCACTATACCGTACTCGATTCTTCCTGCTGGAATAAGACAGGCTTTGGCCCATCTATTGCGGAAGTTATGATGCGGCAGGGTGTTCGCTGGACTCCTTCAGATCGAAATCGTATTCAGGGTAAGATGGAGGTTCACCGCAGACTTGCGGATGATCCTTATTCACAGGAACCACGTCTTCGCATATTCTCTAACTGCCAGCACACAATCAAACAGTTGGCAGGTATCCCGCTATCAAAAACCAACAGCGAAGACGTGGATACTAAAGCGGAAGACCACGCATACGACGCTTTACGTTACATGGCAATGACACGTATGAGCGGGTACGCAGCAATCCACCAACAATTAGGCGCAATCAAGAACCACGTATATAAGGTTCAGGATGAAGTATTTGGGTACTAACGTATGGCTGAACTAACCAAACAAGAAAAAACCGTTGTAGACTCCTTTATGAATTTGCAGAGGGCTTTGTTTTCCGACGGTGAAATTCCATCATTAGAAGAAGTACGCGCACGAATTGATTCTGGTGGTCACACTGTTGCCGATTCGTTCATTGCAAAGATGTACAACGATGGCGTACCAGACGAGCCTATTCTTGCTGAGTTAGACGAGACAAAAGATTTCTATAGTAAGTTCGAAAAGTCTTTTTCACGTGAAGTCGTTGGACCCGCTCGTAACACAACAGGAATCAGTAACAACATTACAAAACTTGAGAAGGGCGGTATCGATCTAGGTTCGTCCTTTTCTGATTTTGAAGAACAGTCTAAGAAACCGGGAAGCGGTATTAGCGAGGATGTTCGCAAAAACATTGTTCGCCCCTTTAAAGCTGCCTCTAACAACGTCTTAGAATTGAAACTATCCCGCACAGGAGCCTCTAAGGGCACCCGCAAGCTTGCAAAGGGTGCTATACCTGCTGAAGTCCTTCAAGCGGTCTTACAGGGCATTGGTGACATCCCTGACGCGGTTACACGAGATGCTGTTATGACTTCTCTTCTTGGGTATCGTGCTAAAGACCTTTTAGGTATGCGTACATCTCGTGCGCTTGCCACACGATCTAAGCCAGTTCGTCCATTCTACGATAGGGAAGCTGGCGTTGCTCGTGACCCCAAAGTAGCTACAGGCGGTGGTCGTAAGGCAAAAGGCCCAGACAAGCCGCCGGGACCGGTTCTTCGTGAGATCCTGAACCGTCGCTTTGATGCAGCAGGAGCAACAGGCGAACTCTTTCCAAACATGACAACAGGAAAGATTAGCGCAGCCCTCAAGAAACACGTCTTTACAAAAATTCCACAAGACGTACTTGATAAGTTGCTAACCGCACCGTCAGGCTATACCGATCTTCGTCGTATCACTGCTTCTGCCATTGCTAATCAGCTTGGTCGTCCTGACCTTGCAAGTGAAATTATCAGTCACAAAGGTTCTGATGAAAGTTTACTTGACAAAGTTATGACAGGATACTATACTGATGTAGAAGATATCAGTGGCTTACAGCAACGTGGCGAAATCTTAGTAGCCTACGAAAAGATGATGGCAGATGCCGTTGGTGCCACAGATGCAAAAGGATTAGGCGAAGCCCTTCGCTTAGACTTAGCACCAGAGTTCAACGCACAGTATCCCGAAGTAGATGCGATGGCAACTCCGTCGCAAGCACCGGTTCAACCGACTGCTGCTACTCCAGAAGAGATTGCACAAGGCGAACAGCTTAGAGCGGCAAAGACTGCAGAGGCAACAGCTACAGCGGAACTTTCCGCACAAGAGAAAGCTGCAGCAGCCGAAGCTAAAATGTTAGAACGGGCAGAACGTGCTCCAGAGATTGCAGAAGCAGAGCGTAAGCTTGCAGAAGCCAAAGCCGGATCGAAGAAAGTAGCCCAAGTCGCATCAGGAGAATCTTTTTTACAGAAGGCTCTCAAGATGGCAAAGCCACTCAAGATGCTGGTTGGTCCTGCAGCGTTTGGTTTATCTGCTCTTGCTTCCAGAGAAACAAAGGCAAGTGTCACACAACAGGCCGAAGCATTAGGATTATCTAGCCCTATTGCTGAAGCAGCAGGGACAGTAGCAGGAGCCACAGAGTTTCTTCCAGTTGCTCCTAGCGATGTTATCGCAGTAGGACAGTCTATGGCATCCCCCGTTGCAGACCCCGGTTCAGCCCGTCCTATCGAACGTATCATGGCAGATCAGCCGAACCTGTTTCGAAATAACGAACCTGCTGCCGCTCCTAGCGCAGATACTGTTGTTCCAGCAGCACAACCGCAGATGACAAAACCGGTACGTGTACCAGATGCTGTACAAAACGTACCCACCTCTTTTCTTTCTAACCCAGAAAGATTGAGCCAAGCGAGAAAAGCCGCTCGTTCTGGTAACGATGCAACCGGCTTTATTTCCTACACACCATAAACTGGGAGACTAACCAATGAACATGAACATGGGTCCAGCTTACATCATGAACAGCGACAAAACTAGCGTTGATGATATGATGGGATGCGATAAACTATACCGGGAAGGTCTAGAGTTCGACACCAAAGCAAAGCAAGGTGTACTTACTGAAGACATGCCTAAAAAAATGACAAAGAAAGCAGTCGATTCTTCAGTGATGAAAATGGCT